CCGAAATTTAATTAAATATTTAATTATTCTATAAGTATATGAATAATATATACTTATGCCGTTTAACGGCACTTTAAATATAATTAGTTAATTTTTAATAATTATTTAAATATTGACAGTAAAGGACTTATATGATAAATTAAATAATATGAAATATATAAACTTTGAAGAAATCATAAAATTAGATTAGTTAGAATTTATTTTGTCATCTGTGGTTTACGTGTCAACTGTGGACGACAAAATTTTGTCATATATGGTTGTCACCCTAAATAAGAGTTACTGATTTTAAAGCACTTATCGTCTGGCACGCTCGTTGCAATAGATATTTCCGTCTTCGGACGAATTAAAAAATTTAACTTAGGAGATTAGAGACTATGAGACAACAACACGTAATCGGGACTAGCACACAAGCAGACGGAAGCGTTACTACCTACTTGAGCAAGCCTAACGCTATGAGACAGTTTACTGGCAGCTACCGTGGATCATTAGCCAGGTTCCATATGCCTCAAGTGCTGGTAGCGGATAACTACTCGGAAGTCTTCGAGTATGAGTGGGATGCTACCGAGGATGAAGTATCAGGAGTGTTCGCGGTGGAAGATGTCCGGGAGTGGTAGTGAGGGATTGAGGGTAAGGCTAGGGACATACTCTAGCCTCTCCCTGAGTCACTAACTACAAACAACGGAAAGGGTTAACACAATGGGCAGAATACACGACAGAATACAGAGAGCAGCAGTGAGGATTCAGCAGTTGATGAGTAAATCCGCTAAGCAGCGTAGGCAGGTAGGGTTAGCGAGGTACTACTACGAAGGGCAAATATGCAATGCCCTAGCTGACAATGCTAAAGTACGTAATATTGACTGGGAAGGTACAGGCTTGACAAAGCTGAAAGGGTATCGCCACTAAACAACTAAGGTGCCCCAAACACCAAATAACACAGGAGATAGACCAATGACAATCAAGAAATCATATCGAAGGGTCAGCACTAATCAATTCGCCAGTTTCGATTACTTCAAGCTGGTATGGGAGTGGACAGAGGCAGGATTGACAATCGAAGAGTTAGAGCAGACAATGACAGACATCTTGCTGTGCATCTAGGGTTGGGTTTTGAGGGTTGGAATTAAGTTAGTTAATTCCTCCCCTGAGAACCTAAACAACTGACAGAAAGGGAGAATGCAATGAACATTATCAAAACCAACGCTGAGACCAAAGAACAAGAGGTAATTACCTCTAGACAAGCTAGCTATGAAATCTGGTACAGATGGCACAATGGTTGGGATCAAGTATACAATCCGATGTGTGGTATCTCTTACGAATCCTGGACTATGATGCCGGATGAGATAGAGCACGGACTTGAGCACGGAATTGAGTTCAGCACATTCAACGCTACCTATAGCGGAGAATTCTTCAAAACCTACGATTATAAACTAGCATAGGAGAAAAACAAATGTCATTCTATACCTTCGTTGAAAAGGTGAATCATTCGAGATCAGAGCAAGTGTGGTATATCGCTATCCTGGGAGTTAAGGGATATGCTGATATGCTAGTGGAAATGTGGCAGAACACTAGAAAGGGGAATAAGTAATGCCGAAGAAAAGAGATGAAAACTGCTCTCACACTAACAATAGAGTATTAAGTGTGATCAGACGAGGATCGAAACTCATAACCATTATGATTTGCAATGACTGCGGCCATAAATGGGAAAGACCGACCAAAGGCTAAAATAATGCTTGACAGTAGGGATCATATTACGGTATGATCCTCTCTGTGAGGAATTAAATTAGTTGATTAAAGGAGAACGAAAATGAATTCAAAGAATATGCTCGATAAAGCTTTACAACTTCTGTTTATGGCAGAGGATTTAAGAAATGCCGATTCAATTAGAATCAAAGCTGAGTATGAAGAAACTTGTTTATGCATCTATCCCTACAAACAAGTCTCTTCTGTTGAGTATACAAAACCTTGGTTAGAGTTAATCAATCCAGGATATGCTCTCCCTATCGATGCACTTTAACCATTGACGGTTGAGATCATCTCTGCTATGATCTCTTCCGTGAGTAGTTAAATAACTTGAAAGGGATAACTAATGAGATTGAGAAACAACGGAACCGGATTTGAGAAGATCGGACTGATCATTGCCCTGTTGATAGCTCTGATCATTGCTCTAGGTGGTATCCTCCTAGATGCTAGTGATGGAGAGTTAGATGGAGTGATAAATTTCTTTTTTATCCTCTTGACAATGGAAATCAAATAAGTTAATATGGTTTTGTTAGTTGATATTTGAAAACAAAGAAAGGAACTTTATATGACTCCTGAAGAAGAGAGACAAGAAAGAGAAAGAAGAGAGGCTGAGGAACGCCTGAGGCTTGAAAGAGAAGCGCAGTTAGTTAGGGATCAGATCGATAGAGCTAGAAGAGAAGAAGATGAAAGGAGAAGGAGAGAAATAGAAGAACAAAATAAGAATCGTTAAGCATTGAAGGTTGGAACTAATGCCCCTAGTTCCTTCCTTGAGTGCTTAAACTTGAAAGGAGAATGAAATGAAAAACAATCTCGTTAGCAAGCGTAACTGGATAATATTAGCTTTCTTTCTCAACGACTATCACTCCGGGCAATCGAGCAGAGGTTATAAAATGCTCTGTTATACCTTGAGAAAGCTGCAAAGGTTAGGAGTAAACAAACCTTTGGATGCTGACAGAAAAGCAGTAGAGAATTCACCTCTGTACAAAGAACTTGAGAGGAAATATATTAGAAAAGTTTAATAATTTATCTGTTGACAGGACAGTCAGATTGAGGTATAATCCTGACTGTCTTAATGAGCAGATAGGTTATCAAGATGTTTGATAATCAAATAATTTAAATCAAAGGAGAAAACTTTATGGCTACCAAAAAATCTACCAAGAAAGAAGAAAACAAAATGGCAAAGATTGATGAATCAACAATTGTTAGTATTCCAGCTAACGAACTTAAGTTTTTCGATAAGAATGATCCTCTCGTTAGTCAGTATCCTGAGTTGTTCGATGATCGTTTGACCATTGCGGTCAATGAGAGTCTAGCTAAGTCCATCCAAGTTGATACACAGATTCAACCGGGCGTGGTCACGGTCTTCAACGAACAGTTTTACGTTGTGTTAGGACAGCAGAGAGCTAAGGCTTGTCTGTCGATTCGTCCTGACTTTCCATTCAAGGCAACGGTCATTCCGTTCAATGTCAATGACATCGTGTGGAAGCGTATCGCCGAGAATGAACTTCGCACGAACAACACCCCGGTAATGAAAGTACAGCTTGCAGCTAAGCTCGCTAGTTACAAGAACGAAGATGGTTCTCCCAAGTTCACGGTTATTGATCTTGCTGACCGTTTCGGTGTGAGTAGACAGCAGGTTGATAACTGGCTTATTGTGGCTGAAGCTCTTAAAGCTAACGTTGCTGGTCTCAAAGATGCTTTCGAGTCAGGACGTATCAAGAGCACCGCTATTGCTACGCTTGCCAAAGCCAATCGCAAGGAAGATGGAAAGCTTGACAAGGACAAGTTCAAAGCTGAGTTTGAGGCTACACTTTCAAGCACTCCTAGTGATGGTAAGATCAAGGTGGATCAGGTTAAGCGCGAGGTTGCTGGACGGAAGGAAAAGCCGAAACAAGAGGAACTTCGTAAGATTCTCTCGTATCCCGAATCCCCTTACGGCTATCAGTTGCTTGTTCATTACATTCTCGGAGACAACGACCTGACAACCACTATGGCTCTTGCTCGTCAGAACAGTGTGGATATGGAATGGTTGGTTCGTGCTCTTGAGCAGGAAACAGAAAAGGTCCAGAATCCTCGTGGAGCAGGACGAAAGAAAAACTCTACTAAGCAAACTGCCGCTGACGCATTGGCCTAGATCATCAACAATCTGGAAAAGGTATAGGGAGAGAGGGTAAAACCTCTCTCCCTTAACTTTGAGGTGATTTATGCTATGCAGTAAGTGTGGAGTGAATCAAGTAACCTCTTTGGGAGATGAATGTGATAGTTGTATAGGTAGAAGTGAAAATACTCTTGATAAATTATACCGTAAAGAAATAATTTATCTAAAGAAAAAGCAGAGTGTTAGTAACTCATTAGATGCTTCTATCGATGCAGAAAGATTCTCCTATCAAATAAGTAACAAATCGAAAGATAAATAATTTAATTCAAAGGGAACTATGAAAACTTTAAACCAAGAATCGGCTAATTCAATCAATATCTCTGTTCGTGATATGGCTCAGTTTATCCGAGATAGGAAAGCTGTAGCAGAAGTTAGGGAGGATCAAAAGCAAGCCAGGAAAGACGAGCAGAAGAAGGGCAGATTTCTCTTTACTGATGAAGAGAACGTTAAGCAATATAACCGTATGATGCTTGTGATGAAACCATCTAGTAACATCTACGGTCGAAAGATTTGTTTAATCAAAGCTAATGACCCCTCTGATCCCGAAACTATTACCGTTCAGTCTAGGCGTCAGGCTAGAAAACTTCGTAAGCAAAAGGGGTGGTCGGATACCCATAAGATCAAAGTTCTCTCACAGGAGAAATGGTAATGTCAGAAGAAAAACCAAGCAAACATCACAATAAACAAAGTAAAGACTTACAAACTTGTGCGGATTGTGGTGGTACTTTTCAAGATAAAAATCCTAGAAAGTTTTGTAAGCAATGTGAGAAGAAGCCTCATAATAAAACAACTCCAAGTGGTAAAGGGGGAAAGAATCAAGCTACCGGAGTAGATTAAATCAATAGGGAGAGACTAATAATCTCTCCCTAACTCTCTCCTTAAACAAATTATTTAATTATGCTCAAAGACAAATTATTAAAACTAGAGTTGGATAGATATGATTTCATTAGAATCTATCGATTGGGGTATTGGGTGTTTATGGTCGGAAGGTTTGAGAGTGTTGAAATGGAAGGAAAGATGTTTTATAAGATAGCTATGTGGAGTGCTTTTAATTACACTTGACCCTATGTAGAATACTGAGTATATCGAAGGCAGTATCCAAAATTTTGGATAAATATTTAATTTGTGAATCAAGATGGATTGTACTATCTTAGAAACATTTAATCTTATGAAAGATACAAAAATAATTCCAAGAATCGGCCGATTGGAGAGCTTCTAGAGCATATGGAAAACCTATCTAGCAAGCTCACCACGCCTCTATCAAAATCAGACCTATAGGATAGTACAGGGGTACTTTTTAGAAAATCCTAGGGCATTTTAATTTATATTGAATAGTAATTACATTGTAATTACATTAAATAAATCTAATGCTATTTTTGTTGTTGACAAACTCAAGGAGAGCTTGTATAGTGCTGATTATGGGAGTTAATAAGTTACCTGAAGTTTTGCATTGTGAGTTCTGTAATACACTATTTGAACCTAAGAGGCGTAATCATATCTACTGTTCAATTAAATGTAGAAATAGAACTTGGATACCTCAAGAATTTATTTGTTCGTTTTGTCAAAAGAAAATAGTTCAATATAAAGTTAATCAAAAGTTTTGTTCAAGTAGTTGTAGAAGTTTGTATTATGTTAAAACTAATGTAACGTTACATATTCCTAGATCGATCTTTGAGGGTGATAGAGAAGAAGTTGTTGATAAACTTCTTAAGTATTTAGAAGATGGACAAATAATTAAATTAGATAATAAGCCTGATTAGCTCAAATGGATAGAGCATATGGTTTCTACCCATAAGGTTACAAGTTCGAGTCTTGTATCAGGCAATAACATCCAGGCCAACGCTTAGAGGATATAAGCAGCCTGAGAAATTCTAGGATGCTATCGAATAAGTTGTAAGTTACTCAACGAATAAGGTAGGCTTAAGGTATCACATCCTAGAATCGATATTTGAGAGATAGCTAGAGAATGCCGGTGGAACTACATTAATTGTAAGTAATGTTTCATCAAACCTAGTCTCTAGCTTCAATTGGGTTTGTTGTAGACTCTAAGGGTTAGGTGTTTGACCTAAATTCCTAGGTGGAACAACGGTACTCTAGATAGGTTGATGGACTGATCACCATTCCGTATATCGTAAGACGGCTAGAGTATGCTAGTGGACAGTTACTTTCGAGAGAAGTAACAGCATAAGTAAATCTAATGTTGAGAAGCCTCTATTAAGCTATATGCCTCAACTGTCCACTTAAATAATTTAATACCTAAGCTTCTAGAATGGGTGACAAGTAGAAGCTTAGAGATGAGGGAGAGAAGATATTTTGATTCTCCTTTGGTCTTCTCTCCCTCATCAACTTCAACTAACTTTAGGAGAACTTTATATGCCAGAAACACACATTCAAATACCAAATTCATTAAGAATATGGATGAATAAGAGAAGGTTGAAAGAAGCTACTATACTCAAGAGTAGCAAATATGATATGTTAGTTGAAGCAGCTTTACTAGAGCACTTGGTTAGGGAAAATAAGATGTCTCTAGAATCGGCTAGATATAAGTTCCTAGAATCCTATCCTCAGTCCAATCGTTTATGTACCCATCTCTCAGTACTCTATCTAGTCTCTGACAAATCAGGAGAAGAGTTAAATAATAATCCGGCCTTTTGCTAGGACAATTAAATAACTTAACTATTATGATTAAACAACTATTGGAGATTATTATTGCTCTTAGATTGGAGAATCAAGCTAGACTTGAGAGGCAAGTATTCTGGAGAAAGCAGAAACAAGAAAAGTTTGAAGAATTAGAGAAAGTAAGAGAAGAGTTAGAGAAATCCAAACAACTTTTAGAACAATTGAAGAAAGGAAAAAGAAGAAAAGATGTCTACAGTTGATGATGTAATGGCAAAGCTTAAGCAGATTAGGGAGGGTGGAGAGGTTGAATCTATGACTCCCCTTACTCAAACTGAACAAGTAACAATGCAATCTATACCTGAATTAAATAAGTTGATAAGGAGGGTAGATGTCAAGATCGAAAAGAACGATTTTGACGAACGATTTCCTCAAGAGAATATTGAAACGCTTGAAACCATCAGGCAGAGAAGCATTGAGACAACACTTGGAAATGCTTCACTCATCAAGAGAAGATATCAAGAGATACTTGTTAGTATGGAATAGTATGTGTACTCTAGCTGATAGGAAAGCTGTCTATAGTAAAGCCGAAAAGAAATCAGTTAGCAAGTTATGGACAACAGTAGAGTTATCTCTTCCTATCATTCTTCCTTCTGATGATGACCACATATGGAGGATCAGAGTTATCTTTCAGAATGTGCAGAAACGAATCTATTTAGATATTAGACAGTTTAAGATAGTCCGAACGGAACATAGAGAAGAGTATCAGATAACCGAGAATGGTCTATTCTTCTCTATCCTTGAATGGATTCAAATACTTAATCCGCTTATTAAATTACTTAATAAGTTTAAAGATGACAAATAGAAAGGGTGTGATGGCTAACAGAAGTTGGAGTACAGTTAGATATGAGTTTACTTTTATGATTTTCCTCAATGGGAAATACTTTGACGAGATCACAAAACATTCAGAGTATAACTTTCATCCAGAGAATAGTACTGATAGCTGGATGGCTTCAATTGATAATGCAATGAAAGGAGATGCTATCTTGCATATCAAAGAAAAGGGTGTTAATCTCACTGAAACAGATAAGGTTAGAGTTCAACCTTCCCGAATTCAAAACATTACGAATAGAGTGGAGTATTAGTTATGGATGAGAAAGAAATTAAAGTTAGTATTTTCTACAATAAAGTTAAAGTTCTAGCTAGTGGAATTGATCAGAACTTTGACAATGACTACGAAGCTACCGATTATATCAATCGAGAACTTAGGAAAGAAGAGTCTGAAAAGAATACTCTTCTTTGTAGAATTTGTGATCTGGATGGATTCGTAAGATTGATGGAAATTCCTATGCCTTACAAAGAATTCGTTATCAGAAGAAAACAATGGTGGTTAGGTAAACTAATCCAAACTGTTTTCAATGATCTGACTGTGCATCAGAGAGAATTTATTATGACTGGTATTCCACCGGAAGTTTGGAATAAATTATTTAATAAAGGGAAGAAAGATGAAGTGCGATCATAACTATGTTGCTGTTGAATCTGCCAAAGTAGGCAGAGATGGAAAAACTTATCAAGTTCAGAAATGCTCTAAGTGTAGACATAGAAGAAAGGTTAAGGTCAAAGGATGAGAACACAAGATTTCTTTAAAGCTTTGTTCTGTATTTTTATTATCGTTCTATTAGTCTATCTTTTCTCTAGTTGTTCAGAGAAGCCACCTAAGCATCCAACTAGGCCAGATTGTAAACCTACTGGACAATCTAGGATAGGCAAAAGTGGAAAGAAAGAATGGAAATATGTTTGTGGAGAGGGTGAATTGCAAGGACTTTGGGAGTAATTAAATTCTTTAATTGAAAGGGGAAAACTTTATGATGGATGCATCTAAATTAGATTTGGAAAATACTAGAGAGTTGGAACTTGAGAAAGATTTGGATTTGTTTCAAATCTTAGAGATTGCTTGGAGAGCTTGTACAGATGAGACTAAGAAACAACTCTCACACCCTAAAGCTTTATGGATTCTTATGTCGGGTATGTCAGCAGGCGGAACTAGCCTAGGGTATTTCAATAATTTGAAGATCGAAGTTTCTGTTTCAATTTCTTATAATCCAAAAATTAAAGAAGAGTTGGAAGAGTTTAAAATGCAGATTGATTTTGCTAAGATGAATAAAGAGATGGAGGATAAAGCAAATGAACCTGACATTTAATTTATCTACATTCGATATGAGGTTAAGTAAGTTAATGCCCCTACTTAATCTCAATCTTCTCTCTCCTAATGTTCTCCTTTGTGGTGGAGCATTACAAGTATTGTTTGATCCTAAAGCAAAGGTGAATGATTTTGATTTGTATTTTGTTATTCCTAATCAAGTAATAGGTAAAACAATATTTCAGTATGCTCCAGAAAAATTTGATTTAGATTTGTTGGTTAAACAGACTAGAGACAAATTAACTAACTTAAATTTCAAGTGTGTATTTGAGTGTCCAGAAGGTAAACTGTACTCTTACAAGAAAGATAAAATAAAGATTCAGTTGATCGTTGAGCAAGTTGGAAATAAGATTTACTCTTGTCCATTTGAGGTTATCGATGATTTTGATCTTAGTTGCTGCTGTATTGCTACTGATGGCAGTCAAGTCTTTACTTTGTCGAAAGCTGTAAGAGATATTAGGAGAAGGAGATTGAGTATTCATAAACTCTTACATCCTGTCTCTACTTTGAATAGGATAGGTAAGTATAGGTATAAGAAAGGATATTCCTATGCAGCAGTTAGAGAAGAGTTTCTTATTCATCTAGGAATTGATCCTAATGCATGGGATATGCGGAGGTATGTTGATTGAGTAACAAGAAACAGAGAGAAAGAAAGAATAATTATCGTAGGTCTTGTATCAATGAGATAGAAATAAATCTTTACTATAAAAGACACGGAATAGAAAGACCTAAAGAAGAAAAGGAGAAAAGAAGTGAAAGACATACAGAAAACAATCGGAAGAATACTAACTGAATCACAACAAAGGGATGCAATTCATATTGCTGTAGTGCCTGTGGTTGCTGGACAAAATCTTTTACCTGGAGATCACATACATATTTCCTCACAAGGTAATGCGGTATTAGGACATCCAGCCATCGGTATTGTTGATCCTTATCTAACTAAGAAAGTTTTAGAAGGAGAAACTTTCTGGATGTTTCTCTATCCAAATACCATAACCTCACTTAGACATGATTGGACACATCCAGCATTTCAAGAGAAAGAAAAAAAAAGAAGAATCAAGTAATTTAAATAATCAAATTGATAACTCTAAATATTGGATTGAACAATACTGTATAGAAATTGGATGTAGGGTGGAAGAGTTAATGGATGCAGCTAAAGACTACATTCAGTATGGTGAGTATTGGGTTCAAGGAAGTAGGTGGGATGGAGTTAGTTTAGATACTACTTTTTGGACACACTACGAAATAGTAACCGGAGCTAAAGTTGAAGATAAAGAAAACTTCTTTTCTTGTAGTTGTTAAAGATATGAATAGAAGAAACTTTCTTAAAGGTTTAGTATGTACGGGAGTAGTGGCTATAGCTAATCCTATTCCCGTACTCATTGAAGATATATCTCAATGTGCAATTACAGTTAGACCTAGCTTTGATGAGTTGATAGCTACAAGTCTTAAACTATATGCACCTAAGATGAGAGATAATCTATTTGAATCTAAGTCTATTGTTTGGTGGCAACTAAGACAGAGAGGATATGGATTTAAGGAAAGTGGAAGTTTAATAGAGCCTATAATTTATGGTGAAATTGATGAGAGTATTGATAGGTTGCGAATCTAGCGGAATTACAGTAATTGAGTTTAATAAACTAGGTCATGAGGTATGGTCATGTGATTTAAATGATAGTGAGGTATACTGTAAAAATCATTTCAAAGGAGATATTTTAGAACTATTAGATAAGAATATTGATTTTGATTTAATGATTGCATATCCACCTTGTACACACTTAGCTATTAGTGGCGCTAGACATTTTCACTATAAACAAAAACTACAAGATGAGGCTCTAAGCTTCTTTGTTAAATTATTTACTTCTAAAATTCCTAGAGTTTGTTTAGAAAATCCTGTAGGAATTATATCCACTAGATTTATAGAACCTAGTCAATACATTGAACCTTATTATTTTGGAGAACCTTACACTAAAAAGACTGGATTATGGTTAAGAGGATTAAATTTGTTAGAAGCTACTGATGTAGTTAAACCTTTATATAGTTATGCTCATACAGTTAGTGGAGCAAAAGCTAGGGCTAAAACTTTTCAAGGTATAGCTAAAGCAATGGCAGAACAATGGACAAAGGAGATTAGATAAATGGAAGAACAAGACAAAGAGTTATTAAGTAAGTTAAATACTTTATTCGGATGGAATGGATTTGATCTTCCTTGGGATAAACCTAGATCAGTTAAGTGTCCATTACATTCTGATAATAATAATAGTGGTAGTATATTACTTATCAGTAATACAGAAAAGAGGTTTGAAGGTGGAGGATATTTTAATTGTTTTGCTGGATGTGGAAAATTTACTCTCCCTAATCTCATTAAAAGATTAGAAGAAACAAATCAATTCCCTAATCCTGAAGCCTATCAACCAGAAGAGAACTTATGGAAAGGATGGATTGAAGATAGTGGAGATACAAAGAACAAAGAAGTTAAGAAACCTAAAATTAAATTATCTAATTCCCAAGAGGTTGAACAGTATTCAGACTTTCTCTTTTCCAAAGGATTTACAACAGAAGAGATAGCTAATCTAGGTGGTACATTAGTAACTGATTTTGAATCTCCTTACTATGGATATCTAACCTTCACCTATGGCAGAGGAAATAAACATACAGTAGGAAGAAAGATATTTAGTATTGAAGGCGACAGGTTTAAGAATAGTTCAGGTAATAAGGGACTGTTAGGACATAATGAATTAGATAAGAACGTCAAAGAAGTTATCTTACTGGAAGGGTTAACTGATTACCTTCAAGCTAGGAAAGCAGGATTGAAGAATATAGTATGTTCATTAGGTGCTCAGCTTAGTAAAGAGCAAGCATATCTTTTAAGAAAGTGGACGGTATTTATTTTATATGATCCAGATTTTGCAGGATATGAAGGAGCAAAAACAGGTTGTAAAACTCTTAAAGATTATGGAACAACAGCAATTGCGCTGGAAATTCCAGATCAGTTTACTGAGAATCAAAAGGAAAAAGCTGACGTTTGCTTTCTGTTATCAGGAGATTCTAAAACCATCTTTCTGGATTGGTTGTCTAGTACTATTAGTAATTATTCAACTTACGACAACAACTATATCAAAAAGAATTTCAAGAAAGCACCGAAGTTAAAATATTATAGAACAGGAATTAAAGAATTTGATTCTCTGTTAGGGGGAGGATTAGTACAAGGTCTTCACGTATTTGGTGGTATGCCTAAAATTGGTAAAAGTACTTTTTGTGTAGAGCTAGCTTGTAATCTACTTGAACAAGGTGCAAGGGTTTTGTATTGTACTTATGAACTTAGCAAAGATCAGATATGGAGTAGGATTGCGGCTAGAGATTCTGAATTTAGTTGGCAAGAGATAGAAAGTAATAACTCTATACTCGATGATCGTAACTGGAGATTGCTAGAAATTAGATCAGAGAAGCTGAAGGTAGTTAATAACTTCTCTCTTCCAGAAATACGTGCTACTCTAACTAGCTTTGATGTGTATATCATTGACTATCTTCAAAGGATGAAGAGTAAGCAGCCTGGAGAGATGGAGAAAATTAAGGAGAATATTGAAGGGTTAGCTGAGTTAGTACAGCAAGATAAAAAAATATTTATCTTAATTACTGAAATGTCTAGGGCACAATACGAGAGAACCAATGATTTAGGAATAGCTAAAGGGTCAGGAGAGGTTGAATACTGTGCCCAAAGTCTAAGTAAATTATCTAAGATAGGTAATACTGAAAATCCTATTCTTGAGATTGATCTACTAGCTAATACTAGAGGCACTACTCAAAAAGTTTATACTAGAATTAATTATCCTCATCAAAAATTAACTGAGACTAGATTGGAAGATGTTTATAAAGGAGTTAAATAAATTGATTACATTTATAGGCATAGGAGTTTTAATAGTTATTCTAGTTTTATTATATTGGTTGTTTGGAGAGATTTAATATGAAGAAACAATCTAATCTATCTCAGTCCTCTCTATTTGGTGCATTCTCTAACTTACCTTCTAGTGTGGTATTTCCTGAATTATATTTCAAAGGAGTAGAAGATTTATATAATCAAGATTATAGAGAGTATGGATTAGATATTGAAACAGAAGGATTAAATTATTTAATTCCATATAGAAATATTATATCGTTTGCTTTAAGTAGAAATAAGAATACGGTTGAATATAGCTGGCAATTGAATCAATTAGATAATTTAGCTGAAAGAGATAAGCAAAGATTGATATACATCCTACAGAACCCTTTGAATATAATCGTAGGACATAACATTAAATTTGATATCAATTGGATTAGATACAAATGGAACATTGATATCAAATGCCAGATATTTGATACTTACATTGCAGCTAGTTTGATTAACGAGAATAGAGAGAAGAACAGTTTAGACATAATTATTAGGGAGTTTCTTGATGATCCTTTATTGGTTGATTATAAAGGGAAAGTAGATAGAACTAATCTACTTAAGCATCATAAAGATGAAATACTTTTGTATAACGGTAAGGACGGTGATGGTTCTAGACAGTTACTTTTCCCTATGTTGAAGAAACTAGAACGAATCAGTATGTTACCTCTTTCTCAAACCTTATTTCAGGTAACTAAAATTCTTTCTAAGATGGAGACTACAGGCGTATACCTAGACCAAGATTGGAGAAAGAGAGAAGAAAATAAATTATTTAATCGGATAGTTGATACTAGAGGTAAGCTTCAAGCTAAGTTAGGAAAGTTTGATCCAAATAAATCTAATGAATTAAAGAATGTTCTGTACGGTCAACTAGGATTCAGAGAAGAGATTTTAAATGAAGCATTAGAGAATGAAGATTATGATCTAGAGTTTGATGATTCAGTTAACTTTGATAGAATTTCTGAACTTAAGAGATATGGAAAGCATATAGAAACTCTAGATGAGATCATTAAGTATAGAAAAGATTTACATAACTATGCTTCATTCTATAAGCCGCTGGATAGGTATGTTAAGTACGATGGTAGAATGCACTATACTTACCGTCAAGGATGGGTGAAGACTTGGAGGCTAAGTTGTGGTGATTCGGTAATGGGTTTGAATATGCAACAAATACCTAGAGATAAATCTATCAAAGGTATGTTTGCTGCTACTCCTGGATACAAATGGATTGGATTAGATTTATCTCAAGGTGAATTAAGGTGTGCTGCTCAGCTATCTCAAGAACCTGTTATGATTGAAGCATTCAATAATGATCACGACATTCATACAGCAGTTATGGCAGACTTGAAAGGAATGGAATACAATGAGGTACAAAAGATATTGTCTGATAAGAACCATCCAGATCATTTCACATTTAAAACTGACAGAGTTGCAATTAAAAGAATTAACTTTGGTATTCTATTCGGAGTCTCAGCACCTAGACTTAGAAGATTGCTGTATGCTGAACTTGGTATTGATTATGATATCGAATACTGCCAAGGATTGATTGACCAATGGCTAGATAGATACCAAGCTGTTAAGAAATACATTAGAGAAACTCAACAATTCTGTATTAAAAATGGATTTGTTAGAATGCCTCTAGGTGCAGTAAGAAGATTACCTGGAGCTAATTATCAGACAGGAGATGGAAGGAGAGAGTTGAGACAAGCGGTTAATTTTGGTATTCAATGTTTCAGCGGATTGATAGCTCAGATAGGAATGATTTTAATAAATGATTTCTTTACTAATCTTCCATTTGATGCTAGAATGTTATTACAAACACACGACAGTATAGAAAGTGAGGTGAAGTTAGAAGGAACTAAATATAATATAAATGATTTAATTACAGAAATTAGATGGATTATGGAGAAAGGTACAATTCAGTATATGAAACAAGTATTTGATTATAACTTTACTGTCCCTTTAAAGATTGACATAGATTGTTCAGATAGATGGAGTTAAATATATGTGCGATAAATTAGTAACTAATGAAGTTCAAGAGCCAACTAGACTATCTATTCAGAAAATAGAGAATGCTTATCTAGTAGAAACTAGAGTAAATGGAGAGTGGAAACAATACTCATTCAATGAGTTTTTTAGACTAATTATTTTTCTAACTACTATTCTTAGTATAGAGTTAGATATGGTAGGTCTAAATGCTCTGAAGAATATGGTTAGTTTGAACAACTTCAATCTAGATAAAGAGGAAGTTAATGCAAGTAATAAAAGGTAAACCAGACTGGAGCGATATGAGCGAAAAAGGACAAAATGCAATTATCTATGAGCATAATAATCCTGCTGATTACAAAGCTTTAAGATTGCATTTTGAAAATGTTGGATCATTCAGGGATTTCTTAGAAGCAATATTAGATCATGGCAAACAAGTCTTTCCTGAATTTAAAGATAACAGAGTTTCTGATAAAGACAGAGAAGATGTTATAGAATCTTTAGAGTTTGTTAATGTTGTTATGTCTAGTAAGATTACTGAACAAATGAACGCTAGAGATAAAGTACTTGATTTAATTCACAGACTTAAATAATTTAATTACCAGAAAGGTTAATAGATATGAGCGAATCTGATAAGACGAATTTTGATTTAGTTGAATTCTACTTGGAACGTTCAAAACGTGAAGATCAATTCCAGAAAGAAAAAGCAGAGAGACCTAAATATTTTCAATTTGATACTGCTGGATTGTATAACTTTAGAATTATCTTTGCCGGTAATGACGAAGAGAATATCCCTTTCCTTGCATATAACAAACATAGCTATTATGAACCAGCTATGAAAACTGGTTATAAATACCGAGATACTATTTGTTGGGATTACTTGATTGGTAAAGATAAGCTGGTTGAATATTTGGCAGAGAGAGGAAGGATTAGCAGACAAGATTTACAGCAATATCAAATCGGTAAATGCCCTTTCTGTGTTACCTATAAAGCTATGCTGAATGCAGGAGTTAAGAAAGAGGATATCTCTAGAATGAAGAAAGAGTTGAGGTATCTATTTAATGTTTATTTCAACGGAAAAGAAATGAGGGATGGAAGTCTTGACTCTGAGAAAGCTGGCTTTTATGTATGGGAATGTGGTCAAAGTAACTTTGATAAAGTTATGGAACCTTATATGAGAGAGAAGAGAAAAGATATTGATCTTCTTGATCTTAACAAAGGATACAATCTCACAATCAAAGCAGTAGGAGAAAATAAACTTAGGAGATATCATCCTGAATGGGATAGAAGTCCCTCACCTTTTGCTAGGGAATTAGAGATTAAAGATTTCAAAGCTTTAATGGCTATTAAGTTTATTCCATATCAGACTGCCATTGATAGAATTAAGAATGAATTTAATGTTACTCTAACTCAAATGCAATACCTTATTGCCGGAGATATGGGAACAGGAAATACTAGTAATGAAAATCTTGCTGATAAGTATTTCTCTAAAGATGGTGGAGAAACTAAAGAAGGTATTAAGGATAAGGATGATATTCCTTTTTAAATAACTTAATTAGTAGGTGTATATCCTTAAGCAAGGTATATATAAATAATTCTGCTTACTGTGTTGCTGTTCAGGTAAGAGTGCCCTACACGAATTATATGTTTAAAGTAAAAACAATATACGCATATGAAATACTGGAGATTAAACAAATGAAAGAACAAGATAAGAAATATCAACCACGTTACTATGGAAATAATATTAGTCCTCATTTGGATATTGAACATAATATCAATCGGATTTGGGAATATATCAAGAATACTCTTGATGAGAATCAAGAAAAACATGAGTTAAATATTGGAGATTTACAGTTACAGTTTGATGCATTAACAGGGTCATTAGATTCTCTGAGAAACCAACACTATAATCTCAGAGATACTTCAAAGACAGAGTTTGAAGGTATTGCTTTTAATATCTCTAACATTCTTAGTAGGTTGAAGGTGTTGGAAGAGAACAAACTTAAAGCTGTAAATGCTAAGATAAACAATGTTGAGTATACATTGAATGAAAGATTTATGTATAAAACTAATAAAACTCAACAACAGGTAAATGATCATGAACAACAAATTCAAAATATTCAATCTGAATTAAATAAGTTGATTCAAGAAATCCATAAGAAACTGAACGAAGGTTTATATGGAGATGGTAGACCTATAACCGAAGATATTAAACAAGCACATGCTAATATCGTGGCTATATATAAAGGAGAAACCTGGATCATCGATAAAACTAAAGAAGCAAAAACAAAATCCTGGATTGATTTGACTGGTATCAGAATTCAACTAGATGAATCTCTACCTGATGATGTTATAGTAATGAAGAATGTTCCAAATGGTGTTACTATATCTCACTATACCGCTAATCTTGGTGAGTATATGAGTAACTATTACATCTTAGGTTATAAGGTTCCTAAGAAAGCATATGATCATTACCTTGAGGTTAGTCAAAGTGTTAAGAAGCTTGAAGGAAAGCTGTGGGCAGTCAATGAAACTAATGGTCATCAAAAGGAACGTATTGAAATCCTTGAACAGAAACTCTCTGATACTAATAAACAATTGACAGCCTCAAAATCTAGAGTTGATAGTTTAGAGAAATATATTAAGCATGAAGAGATTTCTCATAATAACGAAAGAGAAGAATTCAATAAATTGATTAAGTCTAAAGATGAGTCTATCTCTAAGATGGAAGCAGAGATTGAAAAGCTTTCGCTAGTTCCAGCTAATAAGTATTGGACTTTGAAGACTGAGAATGAGAGTTTAAAGAAAGCTAATGAATCTCTCAAAGATTCTCATGGTAGAATGAAGCAACAGTATGATAAGAAATATGAAGATATGGTTAAGAACTATAATAATCAAATCAAGAAAGATTTAGTTGAATATAGAGATAGAGCGTGGAAAGCAGAAGAACAAGTTAGGATTTTGAAGGAAAGTATTAGTATTGTGAAAGGAGTTGAAAATAATAACGATTGACATAGGAGATAATCTAGCACTTACTATATCTATAGTAATGGGAATATGGTTCTTCAATAACGTAATTAATAGGAAACAATACTAATGGAATATAATCCTTTACTAGATATGCCTGATGCTTTACCTAAGATTCTGTACAATGCTTATTATCATGGTGCAGATATCTTAGGTGAAAGCAGTAACCCTTGCTCCATCTGTAAAGAAAGTAAACATCAAGGTAATGGATTTATGTTTTACCAAGATAGATGGAGAATTCATTTCCACGGTTCAGACTTTGGAAGTTGTCAGAAGAAAGTATACCTATCTAAATTAAATAATTTGAAATTAAATAATGACGGTAAGTATAACTTTCTAATGGATGGACATATGCACGAGAAAACTATTCTCGATTATATGTCTAATGCTCCAATTAAATATGATATTCATCCTTGTGTAAATGGTAAAGAAATTATTAAGGACTATGATAATTTCTTACTAGTTGGACATCCAGATGGATTCATATCTGAGAAAATAGATAGAGAGAATCTTCCAATCTATATCATAGAATGTAAAGCAGTAGGTGATACAACCTATAAACAATGCCAGAAGAATATCATCTCAGATAATTGGTATGGACAACAACAAGCTTATATGGCTATATATGAAGATATAGAATACTGCTACTTGATAGTTAAACATAGAGCAACTTCAGATATATTGATGCCATTTAAGATTGTTAGGGATAAAGAGTATATTCAGAATAGATTAAATAATTTAACTGCTATTGCTGATTTACTCAAATATCCTAACGCAGATATTATGATAGGTAAAGAACACTCAAACCCTAAAGACCTTGAGTGTACTGTATGTCCATTCTTTAATGAATGTTGGGGGAAGAAATGAGATTATTTCCAATTAAATTGTTTAATAATGCTAGTGAAGAATTTCAAGAAAATTACATTAACCTAGATAAACTTCTATGGGTTACTTTAGAGGATTCTAAAGAAGGAAAAGATTTCTTTGACGCTACCTTCTATATGGAAGGTGGATCATCGATTAAAATAGTTATTAAGAGGATTGGTTATGATAAGTTCTTTAAAACTCTTGCTAAATATAACCATCCAGTAACTATTAAAGAGAAGTTTCTATCTCTGTTATTTGGAAAATAGTATGAAGAGAAAGAATACTAAACAAAAAGGTAATAGAAATGAGAATAAATCCCGAAAGATTCTAGAGGGAATGGGGTATCAAGTTACTCGCTCCGCTAGATCAGAGGGTGTATTTGATCTTATAGCTATTAACCAATTCTATATAGTTCTAGTACAAGTTAAAACTAGAGATTGGCCTAGTAAGGAAGAGATGGAAAGAATTGAACAATTTAAATGTCCCTCTAACTGTGCAAAGGTAGTGCATAGGTGGAGAGATGGAGAATCTAGGCCCGATACTAGGACTGTACAGTTAGGACAAACATTTGATGTTACCCAATGTTAGAAAGGATAAATATGACAGATGAAGAATTGAAGAATAGGAAAGATTATATTAAGGAAGAAATTAAAGAACTTAAATCTTTAGTTGGTATGGATTTTAGTTCTAAGTATAAACTTAGAGAAAGGCTATTGTACATCCTAGAACGACAACAAGAGTTAATAGAGTTTAATGAAAATTACCTTGACAAACAAAAAGAATTGATAGAAGATATATTAGCAAGAGTTGAGAAAATAGAAAGTAAACTTGATATGAATATTATGGAATTACCATAATCAATTAAGTTATTTACCAGAAAGGAAATTCAAATGTCAGAGAACAAGCCTAAAGCAAAAAGAAACAATAAGAATGAAGATGTAGTTTATATTCCTGTATGGAATAAAGAAAAGGGAGAGATTGTAGAAACTCCATTCTACACAGTAACTAAACTTGCAAGAATGCATAACTGTTCAGAGTCTAGCATCTCGGCCAAGTATAAAGGATTTAATATTCCTTTTCATAACTTTCTAGGAAAGTTATTCATTATGGATGATCCTAGATTTGATAATGTTCCTGGAGGAATTAAGAAAGGAGAGTTGAGTAAAGAGAAAGCTGGACAGTTAGAAGAGTTGACACAGATTATCAATCGAATTGATGTCAATCTCAATGCGGTGATTAACTCTAACATCGTTGCTATGTGGAGATCAATTCAATTGATCGAAAAGAAATTAAATAGTTTAATCTATTTGATGCCTATGTCCTTGGATGAGAGAAGGAAAAAACTTGAGCAGATGAAGAGTCTAATGGCTGAGGATTCATCAAGCAGTATTGATCAGAAGGAAGGAAATTCTAAGGAAGGATATAAAAGCGTACCGCAGTATTTAGATAGTCCACCTAGACCTCATCAGAGCTAACCCTCTTAGCTCTACCAAGTTCTAACATTCTAACCCTAGCATCTAGTGCTTCATATTGGAGAGTGGACTTAGAAAGTTCACTCTCAATTTTATTTATTGATGTTTCAATAGCAACTAGTCTTGCATCTAGGTTCTCAGCGATTGCCTTAAGAACTTTAGCTCCCATCTTAATAGCTCCCCAAAGTACTACCCAGGCCATACCACCTATCATCATTATACGTTGAAACAACTCCCAATCCAAATGTATATTCATTTAAGATTATCCTCTTTCTTTAATTAATTATTTATGCCGGAGATTAACGCTGGTCTTGAGCAACCTCTGGTTGATTAGATAGTCCAGGCTGAATCCCTTGTCCTCTAACTTCTCCAGGGGCTTGTCTCTTAGTCATCAAAGTTTTGATATATTCTTGGTATTCTTCTTGTGCTTGTTCGTATTGGTTCTTACTACCTCTAAGCACACCTAATCGAATATTTGATTTTAACTTATTTAATTCTGCTTGTTCTCCTAGTTGTTGAAATTCTTGTGCTTCCTTAAGATCAATTCCACTAGGAACAATGCCGGTGATAAAACTCATTGCACCATCTAGAGCACTCTTACCAGCATCTAAAGGTTGAATAAACTGTTTCAATGCTGGAATAGCAGAGAAGGTATAGTAAGCAAGATAAGGGTTAATGTAAGTTTGAGTCTTACCTGTTCTCATATTGGTTCTATCTTCCCACCCTATAGCTTGCTTAACTACGTTAGGCAGATACATACTAACACCGTTAGATAGATCTCCTAGCTTACCACCTTCAGTAATAGTTCTTCCAGTAAAGAAATTCTTATCAATAGCAGACTCTAAAGGAACTTTGATAAAAGGAGTCAATGCAGCTAGAACCGTCTTTTGTGCTGTACGTTCTAAATCAAGATTTCCACTCTTATCATAAGCAAAGAAACTTAATGCATCTAAAGGAGTCATATTATTAAATACATTAAATTTAGCTTTACCTGTATTATCAAATCCAGAGAAAAGTCTAGGCTGCTCAATTAAAAATGAATCTCCAAAAATTTCTCTCTCAGCAGGCGTAAGTTGTTCGGTCTTATCTACCATCAACTTCTCCATAAGACTTACTATCTTCTGTCCACTAGATACTGTTCCTGGACGTTCTACTAATTTCCTTAATACAAAAGGAATAGCAAAGCGCTGATAAGTATAGAAAGGAATAATCCTCCTAGCTACATTCTTTTCAAAACTAGTTAAACCTCTGCTGTAATCAAATAAAGCTTTATTAACCTGATTAGCTGCTTGGGTAGGAGAATAGCCCATAGTCCTAGCATTGATATAAGCTACTGATCTACCGTAATCTTCAGCTATAGAAGGAAATTTCCAATACTTAAGAAGTTCTTTAGTAACTCCAGATTTAGAATTAGGATCAAATCTAAGACCGTCTTCAACGGATTTAGCAAATCTCTCTCCTGTGGCATCAAACCCTTTAATGATACCATACTCTCTCATCTCATTAACTAACTCTCTACCTGAAATCTTTTCTCCTAATACACTAGTCTTAGAGAATTCATCAGCAAAATTAAGTAACTTCTCTTCTCCTAAAATTCTAGATAGTGCAACTCTAGAAGCCAATACTCCATCTGGACCGCCAGACGAATTAAATAATTTATTTAAGAATGGGGGAAGTTGAGAGCCTTTAGGTTTATTCCTATATACATCAGAAATAATTAAAGCAGAGTCCATAAATACTCTAGGATCAAATGCTTTAAATGCTCCAGTACCTTGCTCTAGTACAGCTTGAACAGTATTAGAAATAAACTGCTTAGGTGCAAATGAAGGTTTAAGGACTGTAGCACCTTTACGAAATGCAGAAGTAAGTTTATCAAATCCTTGGAGAAAATATCTCATACTTTCATTCATTCCAGAAGGATATACACTCTCTCCCAACAATCTCATATCATCAATGATTTTTTTATTAGGAAAGAATTTAGACATTTCTTTACTTCCCCAAGCAATCTTATCAGGAATACCATAAATATCTTTAATAGAATCTTGAAACTGTCTAACAGATAGTGCTCTACGTGAAGATAACATACGTTGAGCATAGAGCATAGCTGCATCCATCTCAGGAGTAAATCCAGCTAATTCAGCCTCATTCAAAGTCTTAAAGAATCTTTCTTGAGAAGATGGAAGATAAGTAGATAAACCTATCTTTTGCTTACTATAAGCAGTCATGATAGTAGGATCATCTAAAATCTGATAAACTCTAGGATTATAATTAGCTTTACCTTGCTTCAATAACCCTGCCTCCATCTCAAGCTCCATTGCTTCTTTATAACCTTGTTGAAGTCTAGCAATGATAGCTCTATCTTCTGGAATTAGTTTGTCATTCTCTCCTAAAATTCTTTTATAAATTCTATCAGATTCTTTAGAAGTTAAATTTCTTAATAACTCTTCCTCTTCCAATCTACTAGCATCATCAATCTCTCTCATTGTCCTACCAATCAAAATTCTTCTCTCTTCTGGAATATCTTTGAAAAGCTTTTGAGTAGTACGAATAATATCATCAGAGATAAAGTCTAATTGATTCTCAAGTTTAGTAATAGTCTTCTTAAAAGGTTCATCTTGAGGTCTTACGAATAAACCTTTAAATTGTTTACCAAACTCACTACCAAAATCTTCAATACCTTGAATAGCTTTTCCAGCTACAGGAATTTTTTTAAGAGAATCAATAAGAATTTTGGTAGGTTCTAGACCAATATATCTGATGGCCTCTGCTGAATAAGGAATATCTTTTTCTAAAGAAGTAAAAGGAATACCAGCAGTTAATCTAATTCCTTTTGGAGATTCAAATAATTTAATTGCTACATCCTTATTAGTTTCTGAAAGTCTAAGAATTCTTTCCTCAACCCTCTCTCTAACTTCAGACGCAGCAAGCTTGGTGGTTCTGTCTAGAACATTTCTCTTAAGGTCTTGCTGAACTTCATCAACAGCCAATTGTCTAAATAAATTAGTATCTGACTGAGCACCTATACCAGTAGCAAAATCTCCAATTTCCAAAAGCTTAGCATCTACCGCTGATTTATATCCAGTAGATTCTAACTCTTGTCCTAGTTTACCAATCTTAACAAAGTTAGGTTTCTTCTTAGCAGCTTCTTTAGCAATCAACTCACTTAACTCTAAAGCACCTCTATTAGTAAAAGTTTCCCTAGCAGCAGTAGTAACTCCTTTGGTAATAGCCTCTTTTCCTACTTCGGATAAAACTTTTCCACCAATCTTTAAACCTTTAGAACCAAATCCAACGCCTAGATAAGTAGTAGGATCGAGAGCAACATCTAAAAGAAAACCTAATACCTTAGTAGATGTAGGACTTTCTTTAGCAAACCCAGGAGCAGCTTTAGCAATTACATCTGAGAAAGATAGTTTATTCTTAGGGTCAATTAGTTCCGAGAATGCATCTCCTAGAGAACCAAATATACCTCTAGATTCATTACCAAGTGAATCAAAAAACTTAGCAGATGCGTACTGTGGACGGGAAATAAAATCCACTACAGGAGCAATAGAAGAAAGCAGTACTCCACCATAGCCCTGTACGGGAGTAGTTTGAGGTACATCATAGGTACTAGGATTAGGCAAAGCACTGCTATAATCACTAGTAGGTTGAGTGATTTGATTAGGTTGTTGAGTTAATGCACTTGAATAATCAGTAGCCATATATTAAATTATTTATTTATATAATTAGGTGCAGTTTGAGAAGGAGTAGTAATAGATTTAAAGAGATCAGATATTCTCTTACCGCCCCTTTCTTTATTCTCTTTTCTAATTTCTTCTATACTTCTATCCTTAACAACTTTCTTAGTTTCTGGAATCTTAGAAGACAGAGCATCAACAATTCCAGCGTATTGAGGATTCTGAGTTTTAAAGTTAGTTAGACTTTGTAAAATTTCAGCCTTAACTTTACCTAATTTAACATCTTGATCAATCAAGTTTTCTAAATTCTTAATAACTAAATCTTGTTCTGCACCAGTAACATTAGCGCCAACAGTCTTAATTCCACCTTGTAACAACGCCACTTGGTCATTAACCCCGGCCAATCTTTCAGCAGCAGTAGCATCTCTAGCAATTCCAATACCTCCGGGAATCTCTAACTTACCTGTAATTCCATTCTTAATAGCTTCATGTAACTTACCATCCGTACCAATTACATAAGATTCTGTCAAAGCACGATTAGTTAGCAGTCTAACTAACTGTGCTTGATATCCTTCTGCTTTACCTCCAACAGAGGCAGCACGTAACGACCTCTCTTGTCTAAACTTCTCATCCCTTAAAGCTTTATTTGCTTTACCTAAAAGTACTGCATTTTGTCCAGTTACTTTTCCAGTCTCATCAAGCTCCTTAAAGATTCCTGAGATTTGATCATCTTTCAAAACTCCAGAAAAAGCTAAAGGTGCAGCAATGTCATAAAATGCTGCTGTTCTTTGATTAGCTCTATTATTATCACTCCTTAATTTCTCTAAGTTGATAGCCTCTTGAGAGTTGAACTTAGCTACATCCAAAGCATATTTTTGTCTAATATCCTCTAAATCTTTCTGATATCCAAATTGACGTTTTTCTTTTTCTGTCTCAGCTTTTAAACCTCTCGTCTCTTTCCTAATATCAGCAGCCTCTAACCTTCTCTCTTCTCTGATTCTTCTCTCTTCAGCAATACGATTATTTAAATCATTTAATTGGAAATTCTGAGATATAGCAGCTTGTCTATCAGCACGCTCTTGCTGTAGGTTCTGTTGAGTTTGAATATTCTGCAATTGCTGCTGAATAGCCTGTCCTGGATTACCAGAAGTAGCAGTAGCAATACCTTGGGCTAAAGCACCAAGAATGCGTTGAGCTGTTCCTTGCTGCTGTTGAGGTGCCTGTTGTCCTATAATTCTTTGTAATTCAGCTTGAATATCAACAGGCGGTGGAACACCTTGACTAGTAGATACTTGAGTGTCAGGAGATACAGGAAGTCCAGAAATAGAACTAGCTCTACTTTGTATTAACCTTTGAATTGGAGAAGCAGCAGTAAAATCAATCATATAAACCTCTTAAATAGGAAATAAAGAACCTAATTGAGATAAGGTTTTAACACCTTGACTAGCATTAGGATTTATTCCTGGAGTATTTCCCCCAAAAATTCCACTTAAAGCACCAGTAATAGGTAAACTAGCCCCACCAGTAGCAACCCCTAAAGCAGTACTAGCTAGACCACCAAGTATAGAACCTAGCCCAGATTTATTACTCTGATATTCAAACTGATCTCTTTGCAAATTATAACTCTTTAAAAATTCTTGATATGCATTATCAATTTGCTGTTGTTGAAGATTGGCTTGAGAACTAGCCTGCTGTGCTTGTTGATTCAAACCTAAGAGTTGCAATAAAGATTGAGTATTCCTATCTTGATTAGCTTGAGCTTGTTGAGTAAGGAATTGTCTAATAGCTAATTCCCTTGATCCTGCATCAGCACCTACTTGAGCTTGAACTAGTCCTTGATCTTGAGCCAATCTAGCGGCAGCATCATTGCCAATAGTAGATTGATTTAATCCTCTGCCATACAAACCGGCTATTAAATTACCAGATTGATCTTGAAATTGTTGATTAACTTTAGCCTGAGTAGCGGCGGTTATTTGAGACAGTGCCTGTAATGTAGCATCATCAAGTCCGGCTAAACTAGGTTGTTGGTTATAATTAGTTTGATAGTTTTGAATTAAACTATTTAATAAAGTATCTGCTTGCTTATTAGGAACAACAGCAGGACGGTTTGTAGTCTCACTAACCGTACCTAAATTTTCAAGTCTAGCATCTAGATTTCTTTGTAAAACATGAGTATATCCATCCGCATCAGTATACTCTACTCTAGCACCATCAGGAGAACGATAAGTAACAGTACTACCTTGAGGAATTTTAGACTCATCAATAGTTCCAAAAAATTCTTTAGTAGCCTTAGCAATAGCCTCTTGAGAAGGATTTTTACCTAGTGAAGCTAATTTTTGTTGAAATGAGTTTAATTTTGCCATATATCACCTAAGCAAAGATAATAGGTCTCCTTGACAAGTTATAAGTATTTTCGATTCTAATGTTACTAAAAGACACACTAGCAAACCCACCACCACCGCCAGTCTCCACAATCTTACATCTTAATTGAACTTGAGTAGTATTATGATCTCCAGGTAAAACAATCTCTTTACTTGAAATATCATTGGAAGTTAAAGTAAATGCATTTGTCCAATTTGATCCATTATTAAGAGAGTAATCTATAGTTAAAGTAGCATTACTAAACTCACTAAAAGTTAAATCAAATTTTATCTTTAGGGATGTACTTCCTCTAGTCTTAGCAGCAAAGTTAAACCACCTTGCAGAAGGTGTCACAGCATTATCAGCCAGTGTACTTCCAGAATTAGTGGAAGTAGAGCCAAAAGCAGTAGTACCTCCCTGAGTACTATCTGCACTTTGTACATTAGATGCTGATAAAATTTCTGTTGGCATTATTAAATTATTTAACTAAGGTGCGATAATTTCAAATACAGTTAAAGTTACAGTAATTCCCGTTTCTGTTGGACTTCCTGTTCTAGTAGTCAATACAGGATAAATCTGATCCCTAGCGGTTAAAGGAACATCAGCTATATCGTTTGAATAAAGAACCTGAATAGTATTATTTGTATTATCTAAAGTTACCGTACCTATATCAGCTTGTAAAGTACCCGCAGCATTTCTCCGCCTTAGAGTAAATGTAAGTACAGTTCCTCCAGTATGAGAACCACCAGCATAATTTATCTCTAAACGATAAGCAGTTAAAGCAACTGTAGTATCTTGTCCAGGAACTATCCACCTACCTTGCGATTCAGTTGTCTCTACTGCTCCAGGAGGTACATCGTAAAACCATCCTACAGATGCACAAATTCTATAATTATTTCTAGCAAATGCACTTTGATCTAACCCGTCTAAAGAATCTGCATTTAAATTAGTTACTTTGGTGGTACTGGCTACTATAAAAGGAGCAACGCCAGTTGTCACTAAAGACTCTAAAACTCCAGTATTATTAACTCTAAGTTTTTCTGACCCTGACTGTCTCCAACTCTGAATTAAACCAGACCCCAACTGATCTAAAGATAATGGAGCATCAGAACCATCACTAAACTTAACAAGTAAATTCTTAGTAGTAAGAGTGCCATTAAAAACATTGATTATCTGATTAAATTCTGAATCTAAGTCAGCAGAGATAATCGTTGCACCTGGCTGTAAATCAAATAATCTTGCCCAAAGTGCCATATAGTTAAGCTCCAATAAAATCTACGGTACTATAATTCTGAGTTACATCATTATCAGCAGTTGAAACAGCAACTTCAACTTTTATCACAGTTGCATTAGAGTCAAGATTAGGAACGGTAAAATCATTATCAGTAATATTAGCTTGAGTTAGAGTAGTATTACCTGTATTTTGCTCTATCATCTCAAATATACCTCTGACAGTAGTAGAAGTTAATCTCATGAAAGAGCCTTTATATCTCCAAGTTCTAGCTGAACCAGTTGTTAAATTTAAGAATCCAATTGCAACTCCACCAAAACTAATTCTTGGCTGCTTAGCATTAGCATTATTAGCACCAAATCCCATAAACTCAAATACAATTCTATCTCCAGGATTTGCTAATGTTCCAGCAACTATAGAATAAGTATGAAGATCATCTGGACCAGCAGCACCTACGTTACCAACTACACTAGTATTAAAAGATAAATTTCTAAGTACTTTATTTATTCTAGTAACAAGTTGATTAAATTCATCATCAACTTGCTGACTAGCAATTATAGTACCAGCAGTAAAATCAAAAACTCTAGCTAAAGGTGTAGCAGGCATTAGTTAATATCCTCACTCTCTTGCTCATGCTCAATAAAATAACCGATATCAAATTGTTTAATTATAAAACCTTGATTAGATTGATTGTTACTAATTAAAAATTGAATATTTCTTCCTTTTCTACCAGCAGAATTTAATTTGATTTCTCTTCTAATAACTTCTTCTGCCTGAGTACTAGCATCGTAAGTAGCTGAATCATAAACACTAACATCATATTGAGAGCCAGATGTAGACGCAACTAAGTTAAATCCATAAGTACCTGCTACATTAGTACGAGTATTAAAAAAATAGTTAATTGAAATTTGAACGTTATTTGTTAAAAGTTCTAATGCAAGTTTCCAGTATTTAAATAATTTACGTAACAAATTAGTGCCAAATCCATATGCTTTAGTTCTAATATTTTTAGCGTAAGCAGATTGATAATCAATAAAAGTTTTACTGTTAGCTTTAGGACTGTAGAAAACAGGAAAAAATTTATTAGCTCCAGACGTAGCTCCAATTCCATAAACTCTCTTATCTTCAACCCAACTAGTAAAAGCTGTACCAGCAGGCAAACCCTCAAATCTAGTCCATCTAATAATACCTTCTGAAATTCTTCTATAGTCCATTACAAAAACAGAACCTACTCCAGTTGTATGAGCAACGGCAGGAATAGAAATCCAATACTGGCTCATATCTTCAACAACTAAAGATGGTATTTCTTCAGTAACCCTTTGAATACTAGATAGTTCTTTTATCTTTCTACTAACTAAACTACTTCTAAAATCTCCAGTAATTAAAGCAGCTTGAAGAGAAGCAATTCCACCTTCAGAAAGAAATACAATATCATCTAAAACTGTTTGTATAGAATAAGGAGATATACATCCAATGTTTTGAGTAAAAAGATCAACCCTAAGATTTTTAGGATCAGGGTTAAATATTAGTGATCCACTAGAAACATTTGCTGCATCAATCGGAGAAATTAAATAAATTGATTTTTCAAAGAAAACTACCATTTTTTCTTTAAAAGCTTTGATGCCAGTAATTTTTCTAGTAAAATTATCTAAAGCAATTTCAAATCCCTCATTGGCTGTTGTACCTCCTGTAGTACTCCAGGTTTCATGATCTCCTAATTTACTGGCTCTAATCACATGAGTATTAGGAGTGTCAGCCCTAGTTATCCAAACTCTATTATTCCAGACTTCAATATATTTAGCTTTAGGTGGACTTCCCCCTAAAGCAGCAGCAGTACCCGGATAAGCTCCAGTTACTTTAACTGGATTATCTCCAGAAGTAGCTTTATTTACTCCAATTGCTACGCCATTAAAATTAACCCATTGCCAGAAAGTATCTACAGGCAAAGTCAGAGAACCGGTAATATCTGTAATAGTTAAACCATTTTTAGTCATACTATACAGTTTATTACTCTGAGTAAATAGAATATACTCATTACCTGAATTATCTTGGAAAAGATGCATAGAGGTAATTCTAGTAGTATAATCTGTAGTTACTCCCCAAAAGTCTGTAGTACTATCCCATAAAGAAACATCCCATATTGCAAAAGGGCCGTTTGCGGGTCTTCTCTGTCCACCATTTCTAGTAACTAAATTATTTGAATCATCATATTCAAAGTTTAAAGCATCAACAACCTCATTATCCGCTATATCAGTTTGAGGATTAGCAGAATTAATCCCTCCTGCAAAATCAGGTAGAGATAGTCGTTGAAGTTGTGATCTTTGAATTTGATCTGACATTAAGCACCGTAAGTATAGACACTAAATACAGTTGGTTCAGAACCATCGGCTAATACAGACAATTCTCCATTAGCAGGATTAGTGGCAATAAAATCTAAAACTAAAGGAGGATCATCTTGACCTAATCTTAGAGAATTAGCAGAACTAACTTCGGAAGCCCCTCCAATTAACAAAGTACCTCTATGTACAGTAAATACAACTTGAAGTATAGCCGCCGATTCAGTAGCTACTAACGCTTCAATAACTGCTGGACCATCTGCGGCTGTTCTAGATAAAGTTGCAGAACTAATGTTTGCTGCCATAAATTAAATTCCTTAATTAGTTACGATAATGATTTGGATCAAGTCTAGCAAATTTTCTATGAGAGCTAGAAGGAATATCTCTAGGTTGCAATGTCAAACTTCTAGCATGTTTTTTTCTATCACTCAACAAAGCAGCCTGCAAACTAGACTGAAAAATTTGATACTGTCTATCAAAAGCCTCGTACTCTTTTTCCATCATTTTTTGATAAGCTCTTACTCTATTCTTAATTACCAATACCTTATCACGAGGCACAGGTAATTTATCTGTACCTGTCAAAGTAGAAGGATGAAAAAAATATGGAGCCTCTAAAGCATATATAGCATCAGGAACAGGACTTAGCTTAATAGTCAAAGGCGCATCATCCGTAGCTATATTAGCGTCTTGATACCACCAATAGTCTGGCCTAGATTGTTGTTCAATATCATATCCTGCCACAACTAATCTTTGAGGATCGATATACTCTATCTCCAAATCATCAGCAGGAATACGGATATATTTTAAATCTAAAGCTTCGGCAGGAAGCACATAAGTTGCTACACCTTGAATAGTATTCAAAGGATATTCTTTTGTAAAAAACTTCCACTCGGATAAACTAGCAATTTCTGAAATAGCATCATTTATCCATCCAAGGACAACATTTAATTTATCTGTGTCGTCAGTAGATTCTGAACTTTCTATCATTAAATTTAATGCTAAATCATTAAGTGTCATAATTAAATTATTTATCTGAGTATCTGGTTACTGGTTTCTGTCCTGTCTTACGTTGCTTATTATAAGTAGCTGCCGCAATCTGTTTCTTTTCCTTCATAGGCATCTTAGGATTACTTTTAGCTAAACTAGTTAAAATAGCTTCGTATTTAGCTGGCATATTAAAACCTATTTTCTTGACCTAAATAATTCTTAGGAATTTGATCCTCATTGATAATAGTTTCTTCGACAATACTATGTGCTTCTGCATCATGCTTCTCAAATGCTTTCAACATAGAAGCCCTACTGTCTTCTGGTACATCCTGCCATCCAGCGTATCCATTAGCAACAGCAATGTCAAAAGTACAATTAGCTCTCTGACACATTGAAGGAGTAAGTAAAACTCTCTTTCTCAAAGTATTAAATTTATCAATAAAGAAAGATTGCATCTTATAACGCTTCTTAGGTTTAACTTCTGTAGCTCCTGCTTCAAAAGATGATTTAGTTTTTTTATTCTCTAAATTGATTTCCATAATATCACCTATTTAAATTATTTGATTGAGATAGTTAGTTTACTTGTGCTTACAAGTTTCATTGCTTTCGGTGAAATTTGCCAGACTTAAACTAACTATCTCAATCCTCATTGTTAAATTTCCTTAGTAGTTGTCTTGTTTTCTACTTTGGTTTTAACAACGCTTGGTTTAACTTCTACAGATTCTTTAACTTCCACAACCTTCGGTTTATCCACTTTAACAATCTCCCTTACAGTAATGGTATGATCATATGTAGGAGATAGTTCTTGAAGTTTTCTTTGATCTTCAGGCAAATGAATATTGTTCATTATTGTGCTCCTGTATGTCCATGCATAGCAATTCTAAAATTTTGACTAGTACCGATAGCAGCAGTTACTACCCTAACTTTAATATCAGTATTGGCAGGAACTCTGATATTATTAGAAGAAATGGAAAGAAAGAGATTTCTATCTGTAAGTGTACCGACAGTACCTAAAGCAACCAAATTATCATAATTTGGGCTATTAGTACCTACACTAATCAAAGCCGGGGTTAGAACGCCAGATGCATTAGTAGTCTCTACGTGAATTCCCATTAGATGAAACTCTCCATCTCCAGTATTCACAATAGTTGTACTAGCTAAACTCTTTCCATCGACATCGTTTTCCATCCAATAGTAGCGCCACGCTACATTAGATGCAGTAGTAACAAACTTCTTATTGATTGCATATGCTGTAGAAATGCCCACAGCACATCCAATCAAAATAACAAGAAATGAATTAAGTAATTTATTTCTCATCTACCCTCTCAGAACTACATTCCATAGATTAGTCCCTACATCTTCCAGAGACATTGCACGCCTACCATATCCACCCCTAATTGCAGCAATTACTTCGGCAGCAGTTGGAGTAGCAGCAGTAATAGCAACTAGAGTACCAGCAGTACCACTAGCACCTAGAGCAGCACCTTCAGCATTACCGGCATCTAGAACCTTAGCACTATTAACCCTACCCTTGATAGTAATCCACCCAAAACTACCAGAAGCAATAGCAACGTGAGCAACGCCATCAACGATATCAGTAACAGCAGTAGTCGGAGTAACCAATCCAGGCTTAGTCAGATCCGCAGCAGCATCATCGATTTTAACAGCATCTCCGATAGCAATGGTAGCAGAAGCTTGAACGTATTTGTATCTATTTCCAGGAAAATAGGTACGAGTAGTAGTTACCGGTCCACCGGGAAATTGATCAATCTGAGAAATCGAAAGGCCGTAATTACCCCCTCTAACATCTTCAGCCTCAATACCAAGTTCATGCTTTGCAGTAGTGGTAACTACATCAAAATCTACACCTAGAAACTTGTCAGCCATTTTAAAACTCCTTAAATATTCTTGAAGTTTAGGGAGAGTATATTTCAACCCTCCCAATTAAATTATTTAACTAGTCATCAACCAGTTGTATCGATATTAGTGATACGTCCTTGACGTTGACGATTAGAACAAGTCAAGTTACCATAAAGCATAATCTTGCTAGACTCTGCATCTTGATTATCAGGAGTAACCATAGGAGTACTAACAAAATCTTTACCTTCTCCGATTACAAATTTCAAGAAATCTGCATTGAGGAAAAGTACTTCGTGATTATCTGATCCAGCAACATTAGAAGCATTAGGCATATCATCGTCAATGACAACGGGAGTACCGTTAAACATAACGTTCATAATACCCGCATCAGCCATCTTAGTATCAATTGGAATAGTGAAAGTTCCATTAGTACCAAACTGAACGGCAGCAATATATGCTTCAAAAATCTTCTGATCAACAATGATTAGAGTAGTTCTAACATTATTCCTAGCACAAGACCAATACATAGTTGTCCAACTACGAATAAGTTCTTGCAAATCAGCTTGAGCATAAGCCATATCTCCATAACTAGCATTATAATCAATCCATTGATTACGCCAATATGGAAAAGTATTACTATCAATACCACCAACAACAGACCAAGCAGTACCATCTTGAACCTGTAAAGCAAGTCCGGTAATATCTTTACCACCATTGCCAAGTCCATTAGCTTGAAGTTGCCTATTGATTTCCATCATCATAGACAATTCAAGTTGCTTAACTTTGCTATCAAGTAGAGAGATAACAGCAGATTTACCACTATTCTTAAACTTCTCTTCTCCAGAAATAGTAACCGATCCTGCAATTTGTTTCCAAAGATATTCAGCAGCGGTCAATCCCTGCTGAGGTGCAAGATCAATAATATCATAACCAGAATAAGATTTAACAGTAGTGTTGCGAGCAACCATCAATGGTTCAACAATAGATGTACCACCTTTGGCCTTAACAACAAAACCACGCTGTTTCAACTGATACCACAAGGCTTGCTTATTTGTAATATTATCGGCAAGTCTAGGCATGTAATTCTGGAGCGTAGTTGCTACCAGAGTTGAAAAATTTGGATTCGACATTTAGCCTCCAAGCACAAATTTAAATTATTTATTATTGATACAACTGTTCAAATGCTGCATCTACAGCATCAGCAATAGAAAGAATTTTCTTTTCTTCCTTTTGAGTTGTACCATTAACAGAATTATTTGATTCAAGATTAAGGTTTTTAGCCTTATTCAACAAATCGCTTGCAGGCTTTTTGGTAGTTGTTTTAGTTGTTTGCTGAGGTTTAGGTAATGTACCTTCAATAACTTCCCAAGCTTTAGAGAGAGATAGTCCAGTAGCATCCATGAGCTTCCCGATAGAAGCAGCATTAGCAGTAAACCTTTCTCCATGTTGAGCAGCAAGAGTTTGAAACTCTGAAACCAACTTAGCCTCTTTAACCTCTGCTCTTACACTAGCAAGGTTCTCTTCAATCAACTTCTTAACACTAGTCTTAATGGCTTTAACTAGACCTCTAGTATCCTCAACACCTTCTAGATCATCATCAAGTTGTTGATCTTCACTCTTTTGAGGACTTGTCTTTTGCTGATTCTGAGCAATCAGAAGGTTAGTAATTTGAGAAAGGCTAGACTCTAAAGCAGTCATCCTAGCTTCAATTGGAGAAGGAGTACTAGTAGTTGTATCAGTTGAAGTTTCAGTCTCATTCTGATCTTCAGTACCTTCGACAGATTCCTCAATCTCTTGTTTCTCGCCAGTTACAACAAGATCACCATTTTCAAATTGAATATCTAATCCGGCGAAAGGTGATTTAGATTCTTGATTGGTTAACATAAAAACTCCTGCAATATTAAATAGTTTAATTACTATTCAATCTTTGCAGGAGATTGAGTGTGCTAAGTATAGCACGGTTTATTTTATTTGTCAAGTACTTTTTAGAAAATATTTTATTAAAATTTTCTAATCTTTACTAGAGTGGAGTATCGTAAACTCCCGTATTATCAATATCAATACCTTTCAACTTCTCAGCTACATACTCTTTTCTTTTCTCATCTCTCTGTATCTGTTGATCCGCCTGAATAGTAGCAGCTTTCTTTTTTAAATTATCTAATTCTGATTTAGAGGTAATTTTCTCAATGCCTTTTTCTTTTTCAATTGCCTTAAGAGTAGATTTAGAAGTAACATAACCTTGGTCTGTCATTACTCCAGACCACATATTATCAGGATGCATTGAGCATAGAGAAGGTAAAATTTCATGCCCAGTTAACTTATCACATTCTTCACAATATACAGTAATATGATTTTCTATTCCGTTATCATCAGGATATTTGGAACAGTAAATCTCTTTTTTATTCTCACACTTAACGCATTGTATATCGTATAATGGCATATTATTTTATTTAATTTAAAGATACCTGGATATGGCTCCCCTTGATTTCATTAGCACCCACTTTGCTAATTACGTCACCTTCCATATCCAGGTACCTATCCATAGTCTAGAAGCCTGCAACAACTAGACTAAGAACATCTTAAAATGTTCTAGCAAATCCAATCTTAGCACCATACTTAGTAAAATATGCTCCACTAATTTCCTCCCTACCAACATAAGGATTGATAGTGAGACGGAAAACTTTACTAAGAGGAACCTTGATATAGCTATTATAAGTAAAAGCTTTATCAATCAAAGGATTAGACTCCATAAGATTCTTAGTTCTAAACTCAATAGAGTTAGTAAACTCAAAACCAGATTGACGAAAATGCTGTAGACCGAAACCCATAGGAATAGCTACAGAATCATTAGCCTGTCCAATAAACTGAGTAGACTGGACTCCACCAAAAAGAAATGGACGTGTCTGGCTAGCTTTACTACCATCAAAAGCAGTCAAGAATACCCAAGGAGTACCTTGAATCTCCACAATGTCTGTAGTTCCTGTAGAGAAGATATTAAGAGCTTGAGAGAAGTTGACATCTCCGACCATCCTAATTCTGTCTCCAGCATCCAACCACAAACGACCACCAAGATTAGCAGACTGTCCCTTAGATGCATCAACATACAACTCCACCTGTCTTTCTTGAGCAAGAGAGGTGGTTGAAAGAATTGAAACAAACAAAATAGTAAAAAGTGTTTTCTTCATAGTTAACCTTTCATAATTAGATTTAAAATCTCTTCCGAAAGTTTTATCCTAGCAGAACTATCTTTAATTTGATCTCTAAGTAGTTCTTGTATTTTTGATTGATAATATCTCTTAAGAACAATATCATCATTAAGAAACTTAGCAAAATGTTGCTTAATTAAAGAGAATGGAGCAAGATGAATAGAGATATATCTTCCGAATAAATTATTAAATAAGTTGATTATTTTATTCATACTTGTAATCCACCTTGATTAGTAATAGCAGCACCTTGAGTCTGTGAAGCTATCTCTGTACTTCCTTGTACATTCTCAGGAACTTGTTCTTGTTGTTGACTAGCTTGAGTAGTTGTCTGTAAAGGAACATTAGTAATTAAAGCATCACTAAAGAACTTTCCAATATCTTTCAGATTCTCAAAACTCTCAAGCACCCATTTAAACAATTCATTTAGATTGATTTTAAGCAATCCAGATTGAATCAATTGAAGAATCAAAGGATTCATGATAATTTGAAAGATTTGTATTTTCTGCTGTCTCTCAACTTCAGGATCGGTCTTAGGAGCATTAACAGCTTCCATCTCCCAATCAACTTCTTCTTTCAAAGATTCAGCGTCATATCTCTCCCAATACTCACCCTCTGCGCCGAGTATTTTAACTGCCTTCTCAATCACAGTATTAGCAGAGATATGAGCAGCTATTTGAGTAATTGCTTTCTTAAGAAATCTTTCTACTGCTCTAATTCTTCCATCTAATTTGAGCATAAAGATATTTGCCCTAGCATCTACTTCACCCTTAGTTGTTCGAGAAGGAAGATTACCACCCCTAAGTAAAGCATCTAAACCTGACATCTCTTGAAAATCTTTATCGAGTAGACCTTCTAGCAATCTATAATCTTGAGATATAGGAGCATCTTCGATTGCTCTAATCCCCCCTGGCACTTTAGTTTCAATTACTGTTCCATCTTCTCCAGTAACTAATTTAATTTTTTCTGATTCATCCATTCCTTGAGGGACTTCATATTTACGATTAAAACGCCTAGCGTGATTAAGTGCATAAGTTCTACGTCTATCTGTTTCAAATTGAATATCTTCAGTAAGGTGTCCTAATCCAATTCCATAATGCTTGTTAGGTACATAGAAATAATCAGCTTTAATGTAAGGAAATTCACCTTTAAGGTGAGGATAAGGATTATCAATCTCCTTTAAAGGTTCATCACAACCATCAGCAAATACTAGAACTTTATTAAACTTCTTATCCCAAATCTCATACATTACAGCTAATTCACAGTCAGGAAGATCATTCTCTTCTAATCCACTTCTAGGACTTCCATCTGCATAAGCACCGAATAAAGTATTTTTGCGAGTGATACTTACTGTTCCATCTTTGATCTTCTCCCTAACTTTCTTATCATAAGAATCATTAGCAACTACGTCATTGATATATTGAAAAAAGATTTCACAGCACCATCTAGCAGTTTGAAGATTATACTCTGAAGCATTAGGATCAAATAGGAAAAGAAAAGGATCAATTCTTTTAAGATAAGAACTATCCTTTTGAATATAATCATCATAGACAATATCACCATCAGCTTTGGCAGCAGCTTCATCAATTTCAAGAGTATATCCAGTTTTACAAACTAGATGACCGATAATAGCAAAGTCATATAGGCACTTCTCAGCTTGCTCTTGCATCTCTTGGTGATGCCATTCGTAATTAACTACAGCAGATTTAATCTTAGTTTGAAGATCAGAATCAGGTTTTCTAGCTTTACCATGAACCTTAACATCTTTATTGAGAAGAAAAGGAACGATGTTATTGATAACACTAGCAGTCTTATTGAGAGTAATTCTGTCTCTAGGATCATCGGCTCTGGGATCATCTACATTATTTTCTCTCCAATGATTACCCTCATACATATCATAAAGTCTCTGCCAATCCGTATCATACTCCCTCCTTCTCCATTCAAGAGTTTTCCTAATACGTTGATTCCAGAGATGATATGCATCTTTACCTGTTTTTTCTTCTCTTTCAATAGCCATATTAAATTATTTAACTTCCTAATTTACTTGCCGACCAAGTTCTAGATACTTTGCCTCTAGGTGCTTTTGTAGCTTTATCCATCCACCAATCAAAAGAACCTACTGGAGCCTTAGCAGAACTAGATATTCTAGAGATACCAACTTGCTTAGCTAGCTGTACAGCAATCATTAGAGCCATAACTAAATCATCTTTCTTACCTAACGAAGCCTCATACTTACCAGTTTTAGGATTCTTAACAAATGATTTACATTGATTTATAATTTCTTGAGAACGAATATAGATTTGATTAAGTTCAATTAGTTCTCTTAACTGATCAATACCGATACCTCTAGTAATTTCATTTGTAATCCATCCCCACTTAATATCTGTAATAGGCTTATACTTGAGTGGATCATGATGATAAAATAAATTAGGGTAATGGTAAGTATCTAGTAATTTTTCAATAGCTGCAAATCCACCCTTATCATTCCTCTCAACTCCCAACAATGCATCGTTATAGAATTTACCTAAGAAATTACAAACTCCTGAAAACATAGAAGGAGATATAATATCATTGAAACTAGCTACTTCTGAAAGAGGAAATAATTTCAATATAACCAAAGAAGAATGATCTCCGCCATCAATACCTTGTGCTCCATCTCCACCTATTACATATTTTTGTCCCTTTTGAGGTAATTCATATACTCTAAGATGTCCATACTTAGCTGGATAGAATTTTCTCTTAGGATCATTTACATTATCATTGTGCTCATATCTGTACAATTGAGGGACTATTTTATTTCTCTTCAACTCATCTTCCATCTCTAGAAGTCTAGGCATAGAGAAAGCTGTACGAGAAGAAGTATTAAATGCATCATCTGGAGTTGTAGGATATTCTGTCTTGAATTTAAATTTATTCCCTCTGAACTTATTATCAATTTTATCCCTTCTCCAAGCAAGTCTACACATTGATTCGTGGTTTAACCATTCAAACTTTTGTGATTCTTCAGGATACCAGAATTGAAGTTGTTCAATGATAGCTTGTCTTTCTTCTCTTTCATCTCCATAGCGAGATTCTGGATTCTCTGATAACTCGAAATAATCAATCAAATAATTTAAATTTATACGATAATCTTCGTCAGCAATCCAAGAAATAAAGATTTTTCTTTGAGAAGAGAATTCATCCTTCCACTCATCATAGACTTCATTCTGTCCCTTAGCAGTAGTTTCTTTAATGAGAATAGTTCCCGAAAGATCAGGAATAGCTTGACCTACTGCATCCATTCTATCAGCAATATCAATTCCGTATTCAGACCATAGAGCATATTCAGAGAGATGAATGTACTGATAAGTATAAGACCTACCTAATGCAACTGAATCAGCACTAGCAACCATGATATTAGAATCTAGTCCTACATCTTGCAATTCCTCAAAATCTTTTAGAGAAGTAGCAAAGTGTATAAGCTCTCGATTCATTCTACGTACTCTAGGCTTAAGAAGTTTATGAGAACGAAGATAGAAGAGTTGATACTTCTGGAGAATGTTTTGAGCAGAAGGAGCATCATAGGAGACAACAAGAGCAGATTTATTCTCGTTCATCGTAACTAACCAGTAAAAGAGAGCAGATATCCAAGCTGTACAACCTAATTGTCTGGCTTTAATAATCAACCATCTTACAGGCTTACCTGACTTTAAATCTTCAACTAATAGATTCCAAAGTCTAATCTGCATTCTATTCTGGAGAAAGAAAATCAAATTACCTGATTTATCTTTAATCTTCTGATTGAGACGAGAGTAGAGAGGGAAGTTAGTTTGTAACTTCTCGAAGTTATTATTGATAAGTTCAGTAATTTGATCTTGATGCATTTTAAATTAAATTACTTAATAACAACAAGGGAATCAAAAGATTTTAGATGATCCTTTAGAGCATTAGTTATGTCAATAGAATCTTTCATTTTGAGAGAAAAGAGAGTACATGGAGATTTCTTAGCTTTACCTGGATAATCATCTCCACAAATATTAGAGAGGTGAAGAGATTCATGGATTAACATAGTAACAGCTTCACTCTCTGTCCAATTCCAGTTTGTACGAATAAAGACATGGTTATCAGCCACATAAGCACTAGCAAGGTTTGTTATAACTTTTCCTGTTTTCATATCAAATAATTGTTCAGGAAAAGCAACAAAGTAAAATTGTGCATCTTGCAGTTGAGGTAATGATGAGAGAAGAATACATTCAGGATGTACAATCGAATGAGAAAGAATTAGATCAATTGCTTTTTGTTTATACAAATCAAACTTAGTTCTAATAGGAGAGATAAGAGGTAAAGTATTACCTTCTTGTGAAGCAGTAGATACTTCGCTTGATTTAAGAAAATCAGATGCTTCGCTTGAAATAAGAATTTCAAATGCTTCAACTTTGTTTAGAGAAGGAAAGAGGATAGGAGAAAAAGCAAAGAGAAGAATAGAGACTAGAGAAAGATTATAGGGAAAGATAAGTTTCACGTTAAATAAGAATTTAACAAGAATAGAGGGAAGAATATCTAATCCGCTGAGAATTAAGTTTTTAATTTTATTATTTTTATTAAACATTTTAATTTCCTTTTGATTTATATTATTTAATTTCTAACTTAATTACATTCTATTCAAACCATAATTCTCTCTATGATACCACCATCTCATTTCGTTCAACTGTCTTTGCTTACGAAATCTGTTTTGTCTTTGTTTAAGATATCTCAAATATTCTTTTCGGCGTTTCTTCTTATTTTCGGTATACCATCCAGTAACAATCTTAACTCTATCCTGATTAACTTTTGATTTTGGATATGTTCTACCACTTCTACTAAATCCACCTTTTGAGGGAAGAGAAGGAAGAGTGTCTAAATCTCTTCCAGAGGAATTTTGAAAGAGAAAGAATGAGAAGAGAAGAGAAGAGAGAAGAGTTAGGTTATTCATTTGTATTTACCTTTCCGCCTAAGTCTTTAATATCTATTACCAATTCAGACTCTTCTACTAATTTTTCTAGTTTATTATCTTTTTGTGAATTAACTTGTTTAATTCTTTCTTCAACAGGAATGCTTAGATTCATGTTTTGTACATTTACGTTTGTAGAACCTTTGACATTACCTGTCATTTCCCCTAATAGCTTGATAGAGGCAATACGTTCTTTGTTATCTCCTGTTCTAAGAATTTCTTCTACAATTGGAATCACTTTACTATGAAAAAGTAACTGTCCTTGTGCTTTGGTTTGATTGGTTAGAATAGTGATTACTTGAGGATCATTCAAAAGAATGGATGCTTGAGCAAACGTTAACCCTAAGTTATCGGCTATTTCTTTTACCGTTGACAAACCAGTTGCAACAAGGGAAGCAATTTGTTCATAAAGTTTATCCCTTTCGACTAATTCTTGATTTTGTTTAACTAATTTCAAACTCATTTATTTCCTTTAAATTATTTAATTTTGCGTTGCAGTCTCCAAAGTGGTAAATAGATATTTTATGGTGATTCCACCTATCTAGATTTTCTTTTTCATTTCAGCTTTCCAAATCAAATAACTTAAAATATTTCCTGTCTAGAATTACTTCATGCTTACATGTTTTCACCCTAGACAGGAAATTTCATAGGAGAAAACTCTATACCTTCACTTAACGAAAGCATTATAACATTAAATTATTTAATTGTCAAGAACTATATTTCCTTTAGAATCAACAACTTAGCTTTTGTTATAAAATTTTAATAATTATATTTATATATATTTATTTAATTTGTCTATACACACATCTATACTATTTAAGTACGAAGTACTATTTTAAAATTTTATGTGTGTGTTGTAGAATAGTCAATTTTAATAGATGGGTGAATGTGGTCTCTATCCCCACCCCGCTTAGATTAGTTAATTCTTACTCATTAGAATATTCTTAGATAACATAATGCCTGTTATCGGACGCATCTAGTACTGATTCTAAAGCACTTACAGACATTATGTTTCACTAATCTTACTCATATTATCGCCTCATAAGTGTCCATGTGGACATAAGAGAGGCGAAGAGTACTGTATCTAAATAGATATATAATATATACATATAAGTATTTACTATAGCCTATAAGCATTTACTCTTAATACTCTTCATAGAGTCAATAGAATCAATAGGTTCAATAGAGTCAATAGAAGTAATAGAGTCAATAGACCCAATAGAGTCAATAGAAGTAATAGAGTCAATAGACCCAATAGAGTCAATAGGTTAGTTTAGAGAGAGATATGGAGAGATATGTAGATAGTTATTATATACTTTATTTTCTTATAGTTATATTATTAGTTAATTTTTATTTAATATTTAACTATATGATTTTGAATGATTTATTTAATTATTAGAATATTATTATTTATATATTATATAATATTATTAAATAATATACTATTCCGA